TATGGTACCCCTTTTTACTATTAATCTAATTCAACAAGGCGTTTCAATTCGCCGTTTACAAACCACATTTCACAACGCACGTTGTTATGGTCTGTGAGTGTTGCGGTGTATAAGCCGTCTTGCTTTGGCACAATATCTTCCGCAAATTCGTGTTTTTTACCTTCAAATGTAAATGTTTTCATATAGTTTACTCCTTTTAATTAAAAACGGTATGCCGTGAACCGCACGGCTCGGAGATATGGATCACCTACCATTTCGCAAATGTATATAAAGCGCTGGCCCCTTTGAAATGCTTCCCATCAAAATGCGCTAGGCCTTGAAAGTCGCCAGCTTGATAACCGATTGTTTCGTATACCTTCCCCGTATCCAGTACAGTAACGCCACCCATTATGCGATGTGCTTTGTTAAGATTAATCTTATATACATCAACCTTATTTTCATCTGTATTTTCTACAACTGCGGTTCTATCGCTTTTTTCTATAGCTTCCTTCGGAATGTTAGGCGATTTATCTTTAATAGCATTTTTCGTAACTACTGCCGCATCATGTAGCGTTGGCGCCTTAGTATAGTATGTTGCTACTGGTTGTGCCGTTTCCCTGTATGCAATAACTTCCTTTGCTACCTTTGGCGTTACATTTAAGGCTTCCCCTAATTTTTGTGGGTTCTTTACGATTGCTTGATTTAAAAGTACAGGCTCTTGTAGTTTTTTAGTATGCATCACGTTATAGGCGAATAAGCCGGCAACCACCACCAGTAGCATAAGCAATGCAACGGTGATAACTGGTGCGTATCGCCTTAATAATTGAATGATAGTATCCATAATTACCCCCTAAATAGGCCAATCCAATACTAAATCCGCATCAAATTCCTTGCCCTCAATGTTTTCGGTAAATGTATATTGCCATAGATTGGCTCTGTCATAATCGCATTGACTATTAAGTTGTGCGCACCAAATAGCACAACCACCTAACTGACTAACGTCTAAAACATTAACCAACCAATCATAACTAGCGTATAAGCCTGTATTAACATACCCAGCTTGCCACAACTTATTAATAAACACGCTACAAATATTAGTTAATTGTTGGCCCGTTGGCATGCCACGATCTGCCTTGTAATCGTCCGCGTCTTCCATATCAAACCAGATACCCATAGGCAACTTATCCACAGTCAATCCGGCATCATTGAGCGTGTTTATTACGAATTCCGCTTCACTCGCTGCGTGTTCTTCATTCATGGCATAGGAATAGTGGTATACACCAATAGCTAAACCGGCATTAATAGCACCGTTGATATTGTTATAGAATTCACTATCTAAATTACCTCTGCCATAACCGATGCGGATAATAGCGAAGTCAAAGCCATTAGCTTTGACTGCGCCCCAATCTACTACGCCGTTATTTTCGCTTACATCAATACCCTTCATGTTTCACCTCATAATTTAACCTTATTTTCAATTTTTGTTCTAATCAAATCTAAAAATTTTCCCATAGATACATTGCCACCGTCTCTTAGATTTTCAAGAATAGATAAGAATTCTGACGAACCCAAATATAGCCATACAAGCGATACCGCAAATTGTTTCTGACCGCTCATTTCGTCAAATAAAATAGCGGCTATTGTAGCCGCTACGTATGTCATAACCTTACCTATGAACCCTTTTCGCATATATTTAGATGCTATGAGTTGTTTTTCAAACGCTACCGGTATAGCCCGGTATTTTTCCCACGTGGCGATTTTTTCCGGATCATATCCGAATTCATCAACCAACATTTTATAAGCGATGCTCGCCCATTTCGTAAGCAAATCAACGAACACCAATAAAATAAACACGCCCAATATTTGAACGTGTTTTAAACCAATCACCCATATAGCCAACGCAGCAACGCTGCTCAATATTGTTTTTAAGATAAAGCTAGTTGTAAGAGAATTCCAACTATCGATTAAGAAATCTAACACTATTTGCATTATTACTCCTTTATAATCCCTAAGCCATATACCCCTCTTGCTACATTGGCTTTTTGAATATTTAGTTTGTCTAACTTTTCCCTCTTCGCATCGCTAGACATGGTTTCGCTATCAATAATTTTCTTCGATGCTTTATTAATAGCCTTAAATGAATTTTGTGCATTTTTCAGTTTATTGTATAACTTAGGGTCATAGCCTTCCGGTCTCTGCCCTGTAAGTTTTAGTTCATTATGAAGTTTTTCTTGCTCCTTAAAATCATCATAGACACGTTGCACACTATCGCTACTTTGATATGGTTTAGCAAAGAAACGGCGGATTTCCGGTAGCTCTGTTACACCTTTAGTAGGGCGTTTTTCATTCGCACCGCTAATAGCATCAGTTATGTCCAACCCTAATCGTGCAAGGTTGCCACCATACCCCATAATTGTATTATCTACCTTATATGGCGATACGTTGAATGTGTCGCCAATTTTACGAGCCACCATAGATGTATTAGATCCGTACTGTAGTTTATCTGGTAATTTCTCTTGGGATTGAGGGACAATGTTTCTTTGTCTGAATTTAGAATAATTGCTCCACCATTCCCAAATTGGAGGCAAAGCCGTAGGCAATACATCCGGTAATAATGTATCGATTGCCCTATCACCTAAACCTTTAAAACCGACTCCGTTTCTGCCTGTTGATTTATCGTCAAAATACTGTAACATACGTTCAAATGTAGTGCCGTATAACAACCCTAATTCAAACGGCTTAGGTATTTTTATAAATTTATCACCAGCTGGAATATGGAAGAATGTATCTTTTTCCCATTGTGGCAACTCTTGATATGCCGAGTTGTCTTTATTCAAATACCATAATGCGATTGTAGGTAATGTGATAAACAAAGTAGATTTAATCGTCATACCTTTCGGATCATCACGCCATGCACGTACTAATTTGTCTCCACCTTGGATAGTCGCATTAAAAAATGCGTCAATCTTATTCCACGATTTAGTATGTGTACCAGTGCGGCTAAAATCAATTGTAATATCACGGCTTGCAATAGATGCTTCACCTAGTGATTTAGGTTTTAAATTGGTTTTTGTTAAACGACTGTATAACCCTGTATACCCTTTTCTAGCATTGCTAAATTCGCCTAAACGGGTAGCCACTTCCGTTGCTTCCGATATAGCGCGCAACACTTCCATAGGATTTCTTGCAACTTTTGATAATGTGGACTTACGAGAAAATAATTCTCTTAAATGTCCGCTCAAATAGTCTCTATCAAGGCTTACCATAGCAGCGTGAGCGCCACCACTTTTTACGTAATCCCAATATAACTGGTCTTTCTTTAAGAAATGTGCTAACCCTCTAAATGTATCAACTACAGGCAAAAAACCATGTTTAGAGAATACACCGGCTGAAATGGTATCACGCAAAGCATTTGTGATAGCAAAGCCAGCAGTAACAGTTGAACCAGCACGTAACCAACTAGCCGGATACTGCAATATTTTAGTTAAGAAATTGCTTGTGTCCTTGTTTATCATTTTCATTGCTTGCGCTAATTCTGGAGTTGTTTCATATACAACTTTTTTCCCTTTAACCCAAACGGAAAATGTATTATCTGTGGATTTTGCCGGTCTATCACCTCTTACCTCTTCGACAATGGTTCCTACACCCGGTTTCTTTGCTAACTTGGCAAAGGTAACGCCCACGTGATTTCGCTCGATTGCATTGTAGAATTGGTATGTATTTTTTACAATGCTTTCTAATGGATCAATAATATCACGTGTACTGCCTTTGAACCGCTTAATAGGATTAGCCACATTGACAAACCCTTTGGAACTAGAAAAGAACCCATCCATACTTTCTGCCGAGAAATCACGGAAAAACGGAACGTAGTTAGGGTATTTATTTCTCAATAAATGGTATGTTTCTGGTTTTAATATTCCGTTATTTACAAGTTCTGCAAGCATATAATCTTGAAAACGGTGAATATCTTTGGCAGCGCTTTTGAATGTAGGATTTTTTTCATACTGCTTAACGGCCGCTAAATCCTCTTTCAGTGTAAATGTAGGCATCTGACCGTTACGATGTAGGTCTAAATCATGTAGTGCTACAAGATAGGCGCTAAAGTCTTTATGTTCTTTTTGAGGTATATCCTTAATAATATCCTCAAACGAACGAACGCCCTTTTCTGGTCTCCCACGCTTTATAAATTCTTCTGCTTTGCCTACCCAGCCACGAGACAACCACGCTTGCATAAACGGATTATCTTTAAATGCTACTTTTTCACCTGTGATATGTTCCACTTCCTCAACCATTTCACGCAATGGATTAAGTTCATCAATAGCTTTTGTATAGACATCACTCGCTACACGCTTAATGGTATCTTTAATATTACCGTCTTTAGCATCCGTAATGATGCGTTCTGCTTTAGAGGTACGTTCAAAGGAAATAGAACCTTTGATACGGTCTGCACTAGACTGTTTATGCCATTCATGAGTTAGTTTAGATAATTTATTAACAATACCATTTAACGCCTTATCACGTTCTATAGTTTCTTTGAAGTGTTTATAAAACTCCGGAAAGTCCTGTTTGGCTTTTGCTCTGTCTGATACATAATCTTTAAAGAATTCGGCGTACCCCTCTTTACGCTTGCCAGCCATATCTAAATTATCATAGCTAGTACCAAACCGCTTTTTGACTTGACCTAACAATTCAGTATCAAACTTAGGAATACTGCTAAATCCATTATGATTATCAATGTAATGACCTAACTCATGCATCATTGTAGGGATATCACCATATGCCCCCGTACGGATTACATCGCTATTAGGATTATACCAACCCTTAGCGTTTTTAGTTCCCAATCTCCCTGTTTTTATACGCTGATTGAATAGGTTATTGATACTATCAATAATTTCACGACGACTAACGGCACGCCCCATACGTTCAACGCCTTCACTTTGTTCCGTATGTGGTGTTTCGTTACCTTTAGCGCTATATTGTAGTGGTTCAGTAGGTTTAACGCCTTTACTTTCTAAATAACGATTTGCCATTGCTTCGTTGCCGTAAAATGCTTTTACAACTGCATCGTGTACTTGCTCATGCGTTGCATTTTCTAGTAATTGGCTAGGCTGCTTAGCATATTGACTCATGCCACCTTCTGCCGGTTCCGCTTGTAACATTTTAAGTTCTTGCGTATCGGTGATTAATTCGGCAGCACGATCACGGCGAACCGTTTCCATATATTCATGGTTCAAACTTTCAACCGGTACGTCTAGGCTTTCAGATAATCTAGCCTTAACCGCATCAAGTTCCGTTTTAGGAATATCCGGCTTAGTTGCTTTGTTTAAATCTTTTAAGATTTCTGTATTAGAATGAACTTTATTTTCTAATTCAGTCAATCGTGTTTCAGATGCATCATTCTTAACAACGTCTTTTAATTCGTTGATGATTGTTTCACGTGCTTTTAGTGGTAATTCATCAATCGCATTTTTCAAACTTACGTTTGGTGCATCTTCTTCATAACGAAATCTACTATTTATATCATTTTCAAGTGCTTTTTCTTCAAATTTAGGCTTTTCACCTTCTGCAAAGTCAGTATTTATGCGGCCTTTAGGCTGAAATTCGTTTATTTCGCCTGTACGAGCCGTTTCGCCTTCGCCTTGATAGTTTATACCTAAATCATCGTTTTTAACTGATTTCTTTTCGGTATTTTCAACGAAACTGTTTAAATCTGTGTGTGGTTCTTCTCCTTTTACCGCATCACGTTCTATGAACTCATCTCTAAATGGTTCTTCATGTGATACTCTGTTAGGATCTAAGCTACTATCTTTAAATGATGTATCACGTGGCCCATTTTCATATTTTCCGTAATTGCCGTTAAATGTATCTTCCGCAATTTCTGCACGAACATTATCACGTGCAACTGCTGGGTCTGGTCTTTCGTAATATTCACGAATGATTTTTGCCATTTCCGCCGGTGTTGCATCTGGTCTAGCACGCATTTCTTTTAATGCGGCGCTTTCGGTGTTGTGCAATTCCCATACACTGAAATCGACTTGCGTTCTCCAGTCCCACGGATCTAATCCACGATTTTCGGCAAATTTCAATAAACCATTTTCGCCGTTAAGTCTATCACCAGTAAATTGAACCAAACCATGGGAACCATAGCCGTCGCCACTTGTAACTGTAGTGCTAAAACTACTTTCGGCGCCAATATTACCAGTCATGCCGGCTGCTTCAACGTCACTCAATCCATTCATGCGATAACGGTTATAAACGTCGGCTTGGATATTACCTGTTTCGCCTTCCATTGCTTGTCCGTTCAATTCGCCTTCGGAATATTCACGCGGTTCTACTGCGTTTACCTCTTCCGGTACCGGGATATCATCAAAGGCGTTATACATAACACCTTCTTCAAATTTAGGTTCATTTTTGGTAAATCGTTCCCCAATATCCTCAAATGCATTGGTTGCCTTTTCTTTGATATGTTCGCCAACACGCCCCACACGTTCACCGATTGCGCCAGATACTTTTTTAGGTGTTGCCACGTGTATCATGGCGGCCGGTAAGAATACATCATCCCATGCATTAAAAGGATTATCAACGATATTTTGTGCGAATTCACCCGGACTATCTATAGCACGGCCAATAGGGTTAGCGATTGGATCAATAAGAAATCCTTTCGCCGTAGTTAGTGCCGGACTATCGGCAATAATATTTTCCGTGTTGCCTTCCGCATAATTGCTTGAATTCTGCGCGTACATATCTTGCGCATCGCCTATGATTGTAGGCGCCGCTAATATGCCGGCCGCCCCTCTAACATAAGGGTGTACGTATGGCGTAATAGCCAGATAACCAGCCGGACGTCCTACGACTTGATTATATACGGCCTTGGATTTCTCATCATAATCCGGGGCTTTGTAATTTTCGTTATATCCGTCCTCATCAAGTTCGGTTGCATCAATTTCACCGTTTCGATATGCATCTACTGCGTTACTAATTGAACGGCGACGTGCATCGTGTGCAGCATCAACCGCATTGACGGTACCGTCCCACCAATTACCTAACGTATTTTTCATATTCGTTGCAGTAGTTTCTACTTGATTAACTGCACGATTAGCTTTATCGCTTACGCCGTTAGCCACCCACTCTGCATTATTTTTGATGCCGTCCCACAATGTAGGTTTGGGTACATTATCCACATCATAGCCGTATTCGGTTGTTATATCTTCAAAAGCGTTGCCGCTATTAGCATTACTACCATAACGACTTGTAATATCATCAAATGCACCCATAGTCTACCCCTTTATTCTTAATAAGACTTTAACCACGATTTATAATTTCCATAACCGGCCGCATCAAGTTCCGCTGCTATCTGATCATCACTCCAGCCTTGCGCTGATAGTTCGTTCATTCGCTTGGAAACCGCCGCTTGTTCCTCAGCTGAATAGGTAGGTTGCCGTTTTACTGTAGGCGTTCCACCACCGCCAGCCGTTGGCGTACCGTTTAACGCACCTTGTAATTTACCATAATAAGGACTTTCGGTTTCGTCCTTATCTGGATTAGCTTTCACCCATGCCGTATGTTGTGCGGATAGCGTACGCAATACTTGTGCATTATATCCACTTGTGCCTGTTTGTGTTGCGGTAGGTGGTTTTACGTGAGTACCTACATATTTCATTGTGCCGTCTGTGCCAACAATATATGTTTTACCGTCCGGCATTACTTTAATATTCTTAGCACCAAAGTTACCGATGTTCTTCATTTGACCGTCCGGAGTCATTACGAATACTTGGCCATTAGCAAATTGTTTAGCTTCAACTTTGCCATAACCGCCCATATCTTGAATAGTACCGTCGCCCATGTTGTACCGTACAATATGGCCGTTTTGAGCGGATGCGAATTTATAATCCGGTTTATCAAGAGCCGCAATAGAATTCAAGTTATTCATATCAATCGTATTAGCACCGATTTTTCCGGCTAGATAGTTATATCTAGCAACTGCCGGCGCCAATCCTTTAACACGTTTCGTGTTATAGGTATCTACAACTGGATTGCCGTCTTTATCTTGCGTAAACACAAGATTGTTTAAGATTTGTTGCCGCATCGGTTCAAGCACTTTTTCTTGATATTCGTTGACTTGTTGTGTATACATATTGTTAATATCGTTTTGATATTGTTCGTTGGCTAAGCCTTGTGCCGTTTTGAAATCAAAACCAGCTTTGACTAGGGCGAGTGTATTCGCCCCTAGTCTTTTGCGTGCTTCACTGGTTATAGTTGCTTTATCTGGTATAGAATATTGGCCCGGCGCTTTATCCTCATTGGTACTACCATTTTCTACCAATTTGGGCGCCCCACGAAAAGGGTTGTTTGCCCTTTGTTGCATCATTTCTTGATACGTTTGCGGTACACCATTACCAATACCAGTATTATTTAGATTTTCAAAGTTCCATAACCCTGTATTTTGTTGTGGTGGTTGAACTGGTGCGGCTGGTGCATCTGTGTTAGCTTGCATCGGTTGTGCTGGTGCGGACGGATTTTGACCGCCCCATAATCCTTGATTATTCGCCACCGCTTGCGCACCAAAGGAGTTATTACGCATCGCATTATTGATAAATTGCCCAGCGTTAAATTGTCCTTGTGTTGGCATTTGGCTTGCCATTTGTTGCGTTGGTGTCGCCTGTTCTCCGCCGTTTAGCATGTCTTGGTATCCATGCGCCATGCGGTTATTTTGAATTTGCCCTAAACGGTACCCACCGTATCGACCAGCCAACTCACCGATGCTTTCCCACGGGTTATAATCCTGTAAATAAATAACGCCCATTGTGTTATTCCTCTACTTTCTCCGATTTCTTACCTTTAGTTTTCTTTGTTGTTTTTTCGTCTGTTACTTAGTTAGTATCTTCCGAATTTTCATCTGTTGGATCGTTTGTTTCATCTGTTTCTTCACCGGTTTCTTTGCTGTCTTTTTTGCCGGTGGTTTCAGATGCTTTCTTTGCATCGGCAATCACTTTTAATTCCTCTTCATTGATGCCTTCCGCCATAATGCCGTTAGCATAGAATAAATTATCGCCAGTACATTGCAATTCGTATACTTGTTCAGTTTTGCCAGTTGCTTCGCTGAATGTAACAGGTTCATAACTATTAACCGTCATGATAGCATCGCCAACTACCAATTCACTAACTAATTTCAAACCTTCCGGAGTTAATACCTTTTCTGTGCCTGTGGTTGTAACCCCAAAGGATACAGTTTCAAGGCGATGTGTTTCTTTTTCGCCCATATCATGCAATGCGATTACATCATTAACCGCACCCAAAGTGATAACAGTATCACCATTTACAAACGTTTCAATTACCTTGCCGCCTTCTGGCGTTGCAATTTCAGTACCCGCTACAAAACAAAAACCTTTCATAAGTCCTCCAAAGAAACCGCCGGAACCTTGCTTAACCATTGTTTGTGCCGGTTGTGCAAGTCCGTATCGTAATGTCATATATCTGTTTAATAAATCTTCTTGATCCGCATTATTCAATTGGCTCATAGAATAATAATCTTTAGCCGGTTGAGTAGATGCACTTTGTGTTGTTGCGCCTGTATTAATAGGGTTTTGCGCTAACCCCTCACGTTGACCGATAAGGCCCGCCGAAGTACCGGCATTATTCATTTGATTTGTGTACCCTTGATTTAACAAGTTAGCTTGATTCACGATGCCGTTTTGTTGGTTATTATAGGTGTTACCCCAAATGCCCATTTTTGCACCGATGCCACTCAAACTGTTGTTAAATGCTTGCGAGTTAAGTGCTGCTGCTTGGTTCAAATCATTTACATATTGTGCCGCAAGTGTATTTGATGCATTCTTGCTAATATCGTTCAATGCATTATCTGTGATTGAAGAATTAACAATGCCACGACTCGCTAGGCCAGAAACTGCATTACCTACCGTAGCCTGTAAATCATTATTTAACGCTTGCCGTCTAGCATCTGCATAAGCCGTAGGAAGTTGGCCGTTTGTAATGCTATCCATTGCGTTTTGATTTTCGAGCAATGCGCCGTTGTATTCATTAGCTAGTTGCCCAGCTCCATTGTTCATAGCATCAACGCTGGCCCCTAACTGATTGGCATATCTTGTATTATCCGTTAGGTTTCTTGCGCCAGCCGTTGCTACTTGATTTTGCAATGCAGCAAGTGCATTTTGGTTATCTTTGTTAGTCCCCAAATATGCATTGTACATTTGCTGATATTGCGGACTAACTACATTATTTAAGGCTCTATCGCCCATACCTTGCAAGGTGTTGGCACTTTGATTGGCTCTATTTATCCAATTCATTTGGCCTTGTAATAGTTGCTTTTCTTCGGGGTCGGCTGGTGGTAAGTTAGCACCTATGCTTTGTACCTTAGATTTTTTACCGCCCCCGAATAATTGCAAGTCAAAAGTGAACATGCTTTTCCTTTCTACAAAGTAGCTTC